ATCAAGAAATACGCTCATATCAAGAAATAAACGGGAACCAAAGAATCGGTGGATACCAAGAAATAGGAAGATACCAAAAGATAAACGGAAACTTAATAGCTCAATCATCAAGAGTATCTTTGCATTCTAATGTCAAAGGTGAATATAATGTCAATGGCAAAGTATTTATTGGTGTATATATACGTGACTATATACCTAAAAAGGAAGAAACATTAACCTGTGGTAAATTCGTTAATGGTAGGTTAATGTATGGAAAGTTAATAGAAACAGGATTAAAAAAATAGTTAATAATTAAATTTGCACCTTAAAAAGAAAGGAGGTAAGAAATGAGAATTAGAGATGAACCTAAAAGTCATTCTCTATGGTTAAAAGTAAAGAAATTACGATTAAAAGGAGGGAAAAATGTCAAAAAGAAAAAAAAGAACGAACAAGACTTGTATCTTTTGTGGGTCTCGAGATGTTACTATTCATCATATAGTATTCAAAAGATTCGCTCCAGAATTAGACAAAGTAGAAAGTAATCATGTATATATGTGTCAGCGTTGCCAACATACCTACCACCAAATAACTGACATTTTATTAAATTATCTTAAACTGAATAACCAACAGATTGACAATCACGAAATCAGACCACCTAAAATCATACCACCACCTCCTACACAAAAGGAAGTTGAAGAAACACCACCCACTAATATAACTATTGAAAAACTAATTCTTAACTTCTAACACAAAAACCAGTTTAGAGAGTTCTGGACAAAAACTCTCACCAATTATACAAATATAATGAATAAAATAAAAACAATAAAAATTACAGAGAGAGAGCTGGTAAAACTATATTTTGCCAAGATAACCCCCTCTCAAAACCCCACCAGACGCACAAAACACCCCCTGAGAGGCACGAAAAGTTCTAAACCTATACATAATACCAAGAATATTAAAAACAAGGCTTAAAAACGATTTAAACTTAAAAATAACTAAATTTAATATGGATAAAAAATCTATTTTAAAAAAGAAATGTTGAGATTGATTTTCAAAATATATTCGTATCAGAGATGCCGATGATAACGGAATGTGTACTTGTTATACTTGCGGGAAAAAATATCCTTGAAAGAAAATGCAAGCTGGACACGGTATGGGAGGTAGAACAAATAATATCTTATTTGACGAAAGAATTGTTAGAGCTCAGTGTTATGGTTGTAATATTAGACAATATGGAAGATTAGATGAGTTTGGAGATAAATTAAGGAAAGAAATAGGAGAAAAAACATACAGTGATATCTTAAAAAATAAATATCTAACTCGCTCTTATAGCAATGCTGAATTAAATGAGATGATAGAATATTATAAAAATAAAGCAATAGAAATAGCTCACAAAAAAAGTTTGTTTATTGATAATATTCAGACTAGAAAAAGAGAATTTTCAAAAAATTCTATTATTATAGCGAAAATGTTTCCCGAAAGAAAAAGGTCAAAAGAAATATTAAAAAAGATAAAAAAAACGTAAAAGTACTTGACTTTTTCTTAAAAATCTATATACTATTGCATATAATGCTATTAAAGAATGTTTTGAAGTTATTATTGGCTGTCGTAATAGTATCCTCTTCATTGTTGTATACAAAAGCAATGACAGCGGTAGCACCAATAAGAACACTTGATATGTATAGAAATAAAAAAGATATTACCAATGAAGATATTCCAAATATTTTAGAGTTGGTCGCAAAGCAAGAAAACATTGATTACAAACAATTAAAAGAATTAGCATTGTGCGAAAGCACTTTAAGACATTATAAAGACGAAAAAAATAAAAAGGTTCTAACTGGTGTCAAAAACCCAAAAGATACAGGAGTTTTTCAAATAAATGAAATAATTTGAAAGAAACAAGCCGAAGAACTCAATTTAGATATCAACGATCCAATCGATAACTGCTTACTCGCAGTATGAATAATTAAAAACGATTCAAGGAGTTGAAAAAATTGAGTATGTTATTCTAAATAAAATAATAATTTAACCCAATACAATGGACAAATTAGCACTCATCATTAGTTTAGTTAGCTTAATTTTATCTTACATTGCTTATACAAGTAAAAATAAATGTGAGAAAATTATCGATAAGTCCTCTAAAAAGATGAGTGCTATTTTATTTAAATCAAAAAAACCAGAGCAGATAAGGTTTGAACATACGCTTCAAAAGAATAAAAATAATAAAGATATAAAACTTGATGACATATGCTAACTGATATAAAGATTTCAAATAGATGTAAGTTTCACGCTATCAAAAATAAAGGTTTCTTGCCAAAAGAATGTTTATGTAAAGATGGCGAAAACATACATAACTTCAAATTCAACTTTGAAAATAACAGAGTCAGCAAACAAGTATGTAAGAATTGTGGAATGATAAAAATATTTACCAAACCAATTAATTCAAGAATATACAACGCTTACAAGTTTAGAGATTTAGTCCAATCAAGAGAACGAACAAAAGACTTATTTGAATATATTTATGGTCGAGAAAAGTTAAAACATTCTGCTCATATCAATCAACAAATTCAAAATCAAACAGAAGATAAAGAAATAAAAAACATTGAAACCATTGAAGAAGCCAAAGGTTTTGTTAAAAGATATTATATATAATGAAAATACAAAACATAAATATTAAAGAGATAAAACCATATGAGAAAAATGCTAAGATACATCCAAAGAAGCAAATAGAACAGGTAGCAAATTCTATTAAGAGATTCGGTTGGGTCCAGCCCTAGTGATTGATAAAGATAATAATTTAGTAATAGGACACTGTCGATTAGAAGCGGCAAAAAGTTTAGGAATACAAGAAGTCCCGACATTACGAATAGAAAATCTCACGGAACAAGAAATCCAAGCTCTTAGATTAGCAGATAATAAGCTAAACGAAAGTGAGTGAGATATGAATTTAGCCATAGATGAATTACGATGCCTAGATGATGACTTATTAGATTTAACTGGGTTTGATAAAGATTTACTCATAGAGCCAGATGATAAAGATGATGAAGTTCCAGAAGTTCCCGTAAAACCACAAAGCAAGTTAGGAGATTTATACGAATTAGGGAAACATAGGGTTTTATGCGGAGACAGCACTAAGATTGAAGACGTAGAAAAACTAATGAACGGGAGAAAGGCAGATATGGTATTTACAGAAACCAGTGGAACTCGGTGTAAGAGCAATCAAGGATAGAGTTGAAAATGGATGTTTAATAGTTGATTTATTTTTAGGCTCAGGTTCAACTCTTATAGCAGCAGAGAAAACAGGAAGAATATGTTATGGTATGGAAATTGACCCAAAATATATAGACGTAATAGTTCAACGATATGTAGATTATACAGGTAATAATAAAATTAAAAAAAATGGTAAAGAAATAATATGAAAGCAGGAAGAAAAACAGTTAAAAGCGAAGAAATAATTCGCAAAATAGAAGAGTGCGCTGCGTTAGGTTCAAGTATAGAAGAAATAGCATTTTATGCGGGTATTCATAGAGCAACGCTTTATAGATGAATGGCTGAAGATCAAGAATTAAAAGACAGAATAGAAGAATTGCAAGAAAGACCTATATTAAAAGCACGACAAACAATAGTTAAATCTCTTGATGATCCAGAGCAAGCTAAGTGATATTTGGAAAGAAAGAGAAAGAATGAATTTAGCACTAAAAGTGAAGTAGAGAGTAAATCAGAGATACAAGTAAGTGGAGATGTGGAAGTCAAAACATGTACTGAGGATATAATTGATGAAGTATTAACTAAATTAAAACAAAAGAAATTTAATGAACAAAAAGGAGTTAATAAATAAATTAGAGAGCGAAAATATCTTAATTTGATTAGATAATCAAAGAATTAAAACTGAAGATGGAAAAGACATTGATTTCTATAATCACAGATATTTATGAGATATATACAATGACTGAAGCCCAAAGATAGTATGCTTAAAAGCAGCTCAAATCTGTTTTACTGTTACTGCAATTATCAAAGCTATCTATGCAGCAAAGCATAAAAAATTGAACATAATTTATACATTACCTTCTGAAGGAGATATAAATGACATTGTCTCGTCCAAAGTAAATAATATCATTAACAATAATCCAATTTTACAAGAATGAATTAAAGATAAGGATAGTATTCAGCAAAAGAGAGTAGGAGATAGAACAATATACTTTAGAGGCACAAAAACAGAAAGAGCGGCGTTGGCTGTATCATCTGACTTAAACATACACGATGAAGAAGATAGAAGTGATCAACAGGTGATAGCTCAATATTCATCTCGTCTCCAACACTCAGATTACAAATGGGAATGGCATTTCTCAAATCCAAGCGTCAAAGGGAATGGAGTAGATAGATATTGAGAAGTATCAGATCAGAAGCACTGATTTATTAAATGTCCGCATTGTGGAGCTTGGCAATATCTTTCTTGACCAGATAGCATAGATATGGAGAAAGAGATATATATCTGTAAAGAATGCGAAAAAGAATTATCAGACGATGTAAGACGCAAAGGTATATGGGTTCAAAAGTATAAAAATAGAGAATGAAGCGGTTATTGAATATCACTGCTAATGGCTCCATGAGTATCAGCAAAAGATATTATCAATTACTACAAGACAAAACCACAAGGATACTTCTATAACTTCGTATTAGGGCTACCAGAGCCATCAAGTACAGTTTCACAGGTAGATCCTGATATGATATACAAAAATTGCTTTCAGTTTGTAAATTCTCAAACAAGACCAGTAATAGGAGTAGATATAGGGATAACAATCCATTATGTCATAGGAAACAAAGAAGGATTATTCTATTATAACAAAACAAAACATTTCGAAGATTTAGAGAAACTTCTACTACGATTCAAAGATGCGATAATGATAATAGATGCTGGACCAGATATATTTAGAGTAAGAGATTTACGAGAAAAGTTTATGGGAAGAGTCTTTTTATGCAATTTTGTTAGAGATAGAAAGACAATGCAACTAATTAGATGAGGCAAAGATCAAGAATTTGGAAATGTTTTAGCAGATAGAAATAGAATGATACAAATAGTGGTCGACGAATTTAATGACGGCAGAATAACGCTACAAGGCACCCGAGATGACTGAAAAGAGTATTATCAACATTGATCAACTATGTATAGAACCACAGAGATTGATAAATTGGGGACACCAGTCTATGAATGGCTGTCGACAACTGGCAATGATCACTGATGTTTAGCCACAACCTATTGACGAATAGGTATGGATAAATTCTCAGAAATGGGTGAAGTATTCCAAAATGTTCAAAAAAGTTCCATCAAGATAGTACCTACTGTTGACTTAACAGGAAAAATTGAAAACCCAGCACTTATTAAACAAATATTAAAGCCAAAAAATGATTGACGAAAATGTTAAAAAAATGAAGGATATTCTAATTATTATGATTAAGTCAGGAGCTTTTAATGTCAAAAATGGCAAAGTAACTCTTAATTTTAATAATGATGGAGAACTGATGAATATTCAGGTCGAGCAATTGCTTTATAAAAAATTAAAAAACAATGATGAAAAAACAATATATAACGATAACCAATATACTGGGCAAGGATTGGGTGGGAAAGTGAAACGGTAGAGATTTCCTTCTCAAAGATGGCGAAACAAAACTATACCCAAAATTTTTAGCAGAAAAGTTTGCAGAAAATATGGCAATAGAAATTCTACACGAGCTTAAACAAGATATTTATAGCAAAGATAAACTTAATGAATTAGCATCAAAAATGTTAGGTAACGAAATGGTCGATATAGATTTTCCCGATAAATCAGATGTAGATCTGATCATCGAGGAAATTGAATATGCTAATAATACATATTTAAATAATCAAAATGGAGAATAAAATTAACGAAATAAAAACAAAAATCATTAAAGGACTTTCTGATTATATGACAACAAGCATGGAAGAATTTACTGATTTAATGTCTCATATATCAAATGACTATTTAGCAAAAACCAAAGAAAGAGAAATTGAATTGAGAGATGAGGTTGAGCAACTTCAAAAAACAAAGAACGATTTAGATATTTATGTTAGTAGATTAAAAGAAAAAACAAATGATTTTCTTAACAAAGAAAAAGAATTAAATGCAAGAGAAGCAAAAATAAAAGATGAAGAAATACAATTAAATAAAACAAAAGAAAAAATTATGGTTGATCTTAAAAATTTAGATGCTTGTAAAGCAAATTTTCAAAAAGAGAAAGATGAATTTGAAAAAGAAAAAGCTCAATTCAAAATTAAACAAGCTATGGTAGAAGAGCAAGTTAAAACATTAAGAAAATTAAATATCTAATATGAAACTATTACAAGATTATATCTTGATAACAAAAGAACAAGATTTTGCTACCAGTTCAGGTCTTATTATTGATGAAAATGAAGTTGATTTAATTCAGGGTAGAGTAACACTTGTTGGTGAAGATGTCAAGAAACTTAAAGTTGGCGACAAAGTATTCTTTTCAAGGTATGCTATCAACGAACTTGAAGCAACACCGGAAAAGCTTTACATCTTAAAAGAAGACGATGTAATCGGAATATTATAAAACATTAAAATTTTAAACTATGATTAATAAAACAATATTAAAAGATCAAGAAGTACTCAAAGGACTTCAGAGAGGCGTAAATAAGCTAAATGATGCTGTAAAGAACAGTTTAGGTCCTAGCGGACTAAATATCATAATTGATACCCAAATATTCCCGCAGGTAACCAGTGATGGAGTAACTGCTGTCAAAGAAGTATTTTTAAAAGATAGATTAGAGAATATTGGTGCAAATATTGTCAAAGAAGCATCAATCAAAACAAGTTTAGAAGCCGGTGACGGAACAACAACAAGCGTAGTGTTGGCTAACGCAATAATTAACAACGCAATCAAATATATATTATCAGATTACAATCCAATGCAATTAGTGAAACAAATTAAAGATGCTGAAAAGATAGTTACTAAAGAATTAAATAAAATGGCAAAGGAAATCAAAGATGAAAATGATGCTTTTAATGTAGCCAAGATTTCTTGTCGTGATGAAGAATTAGCAAAGAAATTATCTCATATTATTTATAACGCTGGAAAAGATATTGCTGTTGCTATTGAAGATAGTCAGACAGTAGGAGTTGAAGGTGAAGTAGTTAATGGGTTTGAAATAGAACGAGGTTTTTATTCTCCTTTTATGGCTACTAATATAAATAGAATGGAGGCAGAGCTTAGAGATGCTTTTGTAATTATATTTAATAAACGTATTTCAAGATTTCAAGATATTGCTCCAAGTTTAGATTTATGTCTTAAAGAAGGAGTAAAAGATATTTTGGTAATAGCCAATGATTTTGATAATGAAGTTATCGGCAATTGTGTAGTCAACAAATCAAAAGGAATTGCAAACATTGTATGTATTAAAGCACCAATGTTTTATAATTATACAAGAGAAGCGTTAGAAGATATTGCTTTATTTACAGGTGGTAAAGTTATTGATTCAGGTTTTGGTTTAGAAAAAGATCCAAAGATAGAAAACTTTGGAAAAGCGAATAAGATTATTGTAACTAAAGATAGAACAACAATTATTGCTGAACCAGATATGGAAGCGATTAAAGAAAGAGTAAAAGTTATTAAAGAACAAGAAAGACAAGTAAAAGAAGAAATTAGCAAAGATCAATTAAAGAAAAGAGCTAATAAACTTTTAGCCAAAGCAGTTACAATTAAAGTTGGTGCTTATTCAGATTACGAGCAGCAAGAACTAAAAGATAGAATTGATGACGCAGTAAGAGCAATCAAATCAGCAATGGAAGAAGGCATTGTAGTTGGTGGTGGTATTGCTTTTTTGAATGCTATTAATGAATTAAAGAAAGAAAAAGGATGAGAAACTAATTGGGGTATTAAAGTAATAGAACAATCATTATTAGAGCCAATCAAGCAAATAGCATATAATTCAGGATTTACTCCAGATGTTATTATTGATAATATCAGTTCAAAGAAAGATGCAGAATATGGATTTGATTTTTCCAAAGGTAAATATGTGAATATGATTGATGAAGGTATTGTTGATCCATTAAAAGTTGTAAGATGTGCTTTCCAAAATGCTGTCTCAGTAGCATCAATTTTATTAACTGCTAATACAGCTATAATTATTAATGAAGAAAAAGAAACAGACCTATTGACAAAAAATTAAAAATCTATATAATTTAAGTATAAGTCTTATAACTTTTATAGCTTTTTGTGTTTTCATAGCTCAGAAAGATTTCTTTCTGGGCTGTGGATATAAGAATTTAATCTTGTATTTACAGCTCAGAATAAAATCTAACCTTAAACATAAGGCGAATGCTCTGGTATTCGCTTTTATATTAAAATAATATTAAAATAATAATATGGATGAACGAACAAAGATTGATGTTAACCAAGAACATACCATAGCAGGTATTACTTATGATAGTAACGAAGATATTATCAATTTAAATGTTAATCCAATTAATAAACGATTAAGAGTTGATGCTTCTATTTCAGGTAATGATAATGATATCTTTGATGGTTATGGTTTATATGCTGTTTTAGACGATGGAACTAATTTATATATTTGCTATCAAAATAAAGATGATAAATGAATTATTACCAGAATAAATGATACAACAGGGATAGTAACTTATGCAAAAGGAAGCAGTGATACAGCTACTAATTGAACTAA